CGCCATTATAGCGACCAGCAACAATCACCTGCTCTTTGCTTGAACTTGTAGCTAACATTTCAATCCTCCTTAAAGTGCAGCAAGTCCAGTCACAACAGCGTTGTAACCAGGTGCTTTGCAAAGGACATTACCGTAAAAACCCCAACGGTACTCAACTCCATCCGCGTTATTTTCGCGAATCCCCTTGAGGCCATCAAAGTCAAGAATACGTGGAGCCGCTCCGAGGGTACGGAACTCCCAGGTATCCAGCTGAAGAACCCAGGCTACTCCTGGCTGACAGTTGTGATCCGCATAAATCGGAACGATGCCACTAGGACCAGCAAGCTGGAGTGAAGAGAAGCCCATTGTAGTTGAGGTATCATCGCTATCATAGCGACGACGGTTGGCGCTGCCCCCCTGAACAGGAGTACCTTCCAGGTCATTGGCCAAAAGAAGCCAAATATCCGGTGGAAGGAATACATGAGAAGGCATTCCGCCTTCACGGTAAACAGTTACCATTGCATCAAGGAGAGATTCCTTAATAGAACTTGCTCCTGTGATTCTTTGCCCACCCAAACGAGTGGTATCCTGTGAGCGATCAACACCAAAAAACGATGTAGAGCTTGGAGCAGATGTCGGACACCATGCCTCAATGCCAGCAATACGAGCAAAGTTACTTGTTGTTGGAGATCCGCTGTTGGTAGCATCACCTTCAACATAAAGGAGATCGTTGCTAGCAGCATCCGTCCAGACAACATCTGCATTTGCATGGATTGTGAAAGTTCCACCGCTGCGGTTAACGGCAGTAATTTCCGCCGCTGCACCGCTACTTCTCAGTGTATCCCCAGGCGTACTGGATGAACGAACAATACGCATACCAACTTCGAAGTTACGGACATCCGCAGCATTCTCAAGGGTAATTGTTGTTGATGAGCCAGTAGAATCGGTAGATCCGATATAGCCAGTACCATCACGATAAAGTGCTTGGGCCATTGATCGAGACAACGCAAGCAAAGCTGAATCAGTCTTTGCCTTTGCTACGTCTAACAATGAGCCTTCACTTCCATCGGCAGCAAGAAGAGTTTCGTTGTCTACGCTAACTACAGAATAGTCTTTTACGCGTGTAACTACGAAGTCCTCAAGCTTGGTTCCACCACGGTTGGTTTGCGCGGTGAGGAAGTTTGCAGAGCGTCCAGGCGTTTGCCCGTACTCAACTCCAAAAGTAATGTTACGGCCAGAAAACGAAGTGTTCTTCGGAATCATGGCCAGAAGCGGGTTGTTCTTATAGACTAAGTTTTCAACCTTCTTGATGGGATACATGTGCTTCATGGCCGCATCAAAGTTAGTTAAGTTAAAGGAAGCCATCGCTCCCCTCCTTTCTCAAGTTACGTGAAGAGTTTACCCTTGAACATATCCTTAATTTCATCATGGGACATATCTGATGGGTCAGTCCTTGTGGGCTGTTCCTGAAATCGGGACGATAACGTTGCTTGCGGTCCCCTCGCTGTTTTGAATGCTTCTGGGTTATATCTCTGGAGTTTTTGGATGATCTTAGGATCTTTATAAAAACTCGATTCACGCTCCCGGAGTCCGGTTTCAATCTTTTCAAATGCTTCTTCGATACTTATTTCCTGCCCAGTTTGCTGATAATGAGTAACCATCCCATTAACAATATCTTTGGCAGTGCAGGTTTCTTTAATAACTGGATAGCCCTCAGATCTGACGGCATACTGTTCTACCTGTCTACATAATCCACTAAACGCGGCTTCCCTGTGCGCATTGGCCTGCGCATGCTGCTGCTGCTGATCTTTTCGTGCAAGGCTGGCCTTAAGCTGGTTAAGTTCTTTTTTGACTTCAGATTGACCAGGATCCCCAATAAGTCTCTCTGTCCAATTCCGATAATACTCTTGAGGGTCAATTCCCTGTGATCTCAAAAATTCTTCGGGATCATTCTCCAGTTGCTCTTTCGCATTATGCAAACCCTGGAGGGCTCTTTCCTTGTCATTAAGCACCTGGGCCTTTTGCTTTAATGCAATCGCCTGGGCGCGAACTTCTCGATCGCGTTTTAAATTATCAAGAAACTGCTTACTCTTCGGCTTCTCTTCTGCAACTTCCTGGCGAGCAGGATTCTCAGGTGTTACCTGTGCAAGCTCAGAGGGCTCATCAGAAAACAATCCAAAGCTTTCTGGTACCTCGGGCTCTTGAGGCGCCGGTGGTTCTACGATTGGTGTAGGCTCTTGTGCTGTTTCTTCTTCCATTGCTTATGCTCCTAAATCGGTAAACCTAGTCCTGGTGGACCGGGCATTGCTGGTAATGTAGGAGCCGCCATAGGTGGTGCCCCTGGTGGAGCTATAGGCGGGAGTCCTGGTGGTAACATTGGCGGAGGTCCAGGAGGCATGCCTGGAGGCATACCAGGAGGGAGTCCCATTGCTGGCATTTGGGGCATGGGACCCGGCAACGGAGCGCCTGGAGCACCGGCACCAGGCCGGGGCATAACAGTAGGAGGTTTATTGCCTTGCTCAATCAGGGAATTTGCCTGACTAATCCAACGTCGCAATAACTCCATCCTATCGTCTGGAACCTTTTCAATTATCGCTAGATTGTATGCTTGCTGAAGTCGAGCAATTGCATATTCCAGATTCATATAAGGCTCTGGAGATACATACTCACCCTTCTCAACAAGGGATTCAATAATCATGTCTATGACTTCTATATAAGAAGTCTTCATTTTGTTTGCTTGTTCGAGATCTGGAAAGTCTAAAAGCTGGTGAGCTTCTTCAGTGGTAAAGAAACCATTCATGTGCATCTCTGCAACAGAGGCCAGCTTTGCAGCAGGAGTCTGTGGAAGAGAGCCAACAGGCTTAATCTGAATCACATACTCATCATCTTCTAGGCTGATGTCAGTCCACTTAACTTTCTCAAGGCCAGTCTTATTGTCAAAGCTGATAACCTTGAAAGGCGATTTCTCAGTATGGGAATCGCGGATAAGACGGATAATCTGTTCACTCATATCGAGAAAGAGTTGCTCATATGCTTGGCCTACAACCATAAATCTTTCTGACTCAATATCGGAAAATTCTCGAAGTGCTCGTCCTGATTCGAGACCAACTGGTTTTTTAGATTGTGCAGCGAGTTGGGAAATGCCAGTCATCTCGTAAGCCCTATCCACAAGCCTATCAAGGTGAGCAAACATTTCCCCAGATACAGAGCGGGGGACGAAAAATTGGGGAGGTGTACCACGGTACTTAATCGCTCCCCACACTCGATTATTCAGATGCGATTGAACAATCTTGGATGTATCTTCAATGAACACCTTGGGAGTAGCAAGGTGCATCTGTTCCTGGATCCTGGCTAGAAGCTTATTAATTTCTACCTGGATGCCTTTTACTTCTTTTCCGAGCCCATTGCCCCAGAAGCTTGATGGATTATCTGACCATCGAATAAAGGCAAATGGGAAATGGTCTCTCTCCCATGGCTCACTCAGCAGGGTTGCGCTATTTGTGCAAATAACGTGTCTACCGTCAGTAGCGTCTGGGCCACTGGGGAGGTGCCATGCCTCATGACATTCGATCATATCTGTATGACGATCATCATCCATCTCGAAAATTTCATCTCTGGATTCAGTTTCCATGATCTGATTGCGTTTGTCTGGAAACATCTCAGCCAGAACATGCTTTGAGACTTTTTTAGTCTGGAAAAGCTGACGAGGTTCATTCCCGTTTTCAACTTCAAGAGGATCAAGAGTAAGCTCATACGTTGGAACTCGCTCACCACTAACCTTTCCAAACTCATTGAAAAGCTTAATTGCTCCAGTTCCCATAATGCAGCAATCAAGGAATGCTCTTTGGGCAACCTTGTAAAGCCGCATGCTATAGAATTGCCCCTGCATGAGCTTCTTAAACATCTTTGCTTTACGCTTCTTGGAAAAGGAGCCACCTTCTGTAAGAAAGCTGACAGCAGGACGGTGCTTTGCAATTTTTGCCGTAGCTGCCTGACAGATAGAGTGAACGATATTGAAGGTAAGTCTTGGCTGATTCATTATGCTGTAAGGGGATGAGCCATGAGCATAGCGAGAATGGGGAGGCTTTCCATTGAATAGGCCAGCATAGGTGGCGAGATCGCGATAATAGGAGTCCTGCTCTTCGCGAAGAACACTAATAAACTTACTGATAGCAGAGTGAGCGTCTTCCTCCGCTTGCCACCAGAAGGCTTCTCCATAGATACCGTAACTCATTCAGCACTCCGCCATAGATAATCTTCATCAGTAAAACCAAGATCATCCTTGTCATCGACATTCACAGAGACATTAGACTGGCCCTCTGTCTCATCATACTTATTGAAATCAAAGCTCTGCGCTGGCTGCATTGCTGGTGCAGATGGTGCGAACTCAAGTTCAACTTCTGAGTCTTTATAGCGAACGACTCCAAATTCAGTGAGCATCTTAAGCATGCTCTTGAGCTTCTTAGTTGTTGGTACAGATTCTAGCTTCTTCTCAGTCATAACGGCTCCTAATTGTATAGGTCGGCTTCACTGTAGCCTATGCCCCATACATCAGGATCATACTGTTCTTGTTCTTGTTCATCAAGCAATCTTTGCTCCATCTGATCCTCAAGTCGCTTATACCACTCTATAGACCCCTTGATCGGCTCATCTTCTGCCTCCTCATAGAGATAGTGACGACTCTCCATCCAGGCATATAGGCAGGCATCTGAAAGGTGGTTATCAAATCGTTTATCCTCAGCAGTTCCGGCCTTGTTGAACTGAAGCTTGTCCCATTCAGTGAGAAGCTCCATCCCTCTTTTTATCTTTATTGTTGAGGCTTTAAGGTCAGAATTCATGAGCTTAATCATGCCAACCTTGTCACCAGTCTTCTTAGCTGGCTTAACAGGGATTCCAGACCTCTGCTTAAACTCTTCCAGGAGCATACGGGACGAGCCGCCGCCTGAATCCATGACTATGGATGTGAAGTTGTAGTCCTTCATGAACCGATGGATTTTGGATTCAACCTCAGACGTAAGCATCCGAGTTTGTTTAAATTCATCAATTACGTATAAAACTGGGTAATGCGGACTAAAAGCAACAACGACAAAGGCAGTCGCATCATGATAACCCAGGTCGATCCCGAGGATGTGCTCCCATTCGTTGCTGTCGGGTCTATCCTCAAACAGGTTTTCCTGGCTGTAGCCGTAGACGATCTCTTGGTCGTCTCGAACCCAAATGCCGAGGTACTCGCGCTTATAGGACGGGTCCTCGGGGTCCAAGATCCCATTGTCGATGTCCTTCTGGATAGCGCGGACGGCATGCTTCATGTAGGGGTTGTCTTTGACTGTCCACCTGTGAATTGAGAAGTTATAGGTTCCCTTCTCAGTAATATCGTAAAAGAATCCATGACATAGGCTGTTCGGGGTAGAGATCATAACAAGGCTTCCGTCCCTATCCAGCAGGGCCGGAGTAATAACCTCGTTCACCAATTCCTTCAGGTTAATATTAAAGAAGGCTGCTTCATCCAAAACGGCCAGGCTAAAAGCAGCGCCCCGGAGCTTATCCACGTCACTGGCATCGTTGGCCCCGGTAAACATAATCTTGGATTGATTAGGAAACACAGCAATCAGGTCAGCGTTGTTGAACTTAATGTTCAGTCTGAATTGCTGGTTGGCTTCCTTCAGTGAACTCCATAAAATACGCTTGGCTGCTTCTCGGGTTCTGGCGATGTAGACACAGGTAGTACCCGCATCCTCCAGGGCTTCCTTGATTAGATACCTACCAGCGGCAAAACTCTTGCCTGACCGGCGACTGCATATCGCTGCTTTACGCTTTGAGGGGTCTGTAATGAAGTCAATCTGTTGGCTAAACAGGGTTTTACCAAGGTTGAGTGCATTAGATTGCTGAAGTCTCTTCTGGGCTCGGTTGGATGTAACCTTTCCGTCAACCCTGAGAGCCAATGCCTCGTACAGTTCTCGGTCTGTAAGCGTAATCTCAGGCAGCCCCACGAGTTACCCCCTGAGTCGAACTAGGGCACAGCATGTTATAGATAACAGAAGGCAGCAGATTGCTTGCAAACTTAACATTCCATCGCTGGCGAGCGTTCATATCCTGCATATGGTGTGTCCAGAATGTACAGAAAGTGGTTTCTTCCCTGTCAGGATAGATGCTTTCAAGTAATTCTGTAGCTATTCCATTGTTTCTAAACTTCTTTTTTATAAACATGAAGTGTAATAGCGGGGTATCTTCCAGGTTCCCGTAGGCTACCCATCCAATAATATGGTTCTCATCATCATCTGGACACCAGATCTTAACCTGCCCAGCCTTAACCAGGGAGTCAATCAGACATCTAGTCATGGCCGTTACCGTTTTGGTGGGGCAGCTGACTGTATGCAACCAGGAGTGATAGATAAAATCCTCATCAATCTTTCTTATGCTTCTAATCATTTAGCTTCCCTGAGTGCTTTCTTGCAGACACGCTTAAGATCATCAGTCGTCATAGACGCAATAGCGTCAGACTTAAGGGCTAATTCGATCTCAAGCAGCTTCTTCATTCCGTTGTAGCAGCTATCAAGCTTATTCATATCTTTGGGGTCCAGGTCTTCACCGGAATCTATCTTGTCCTTCAGTGAGCGGATCTGACTTTCAGTGATACTGAATAGGTCGCCCCAAAGTTTGTGCTTGTCCTGGGTCTGGAGGACCCTCACCTTGCGACCCTGGACTGAATAAGCACCGGCTGTGCGAGACTTCTTTTTTGTAGCTTCCATGAGGAAATTCTAGTCCAAGGCTTGTATGAAGTGCAACCATCGAATAGCATCATGGGGCAGGGTTACGGAGTAGACGACAAGGGCAATGCCCTCCTAAAGTCGGACACGCTACTCGTGCGTGCCTATCTGCTGGCCAACCTAGTCAGGCCAGAACACCAAGTTAGATTCCATTCACGACATCGGACGTAACCCCCCGTTGCTACACAGTACAGGTATCCAATCCTGCGGTTTCTAACTAGGTATTCCGGGGGGGGGTGTTTAAAGATCTAACTAACGCACTGCACAAAAGTCGAATTCAGAAAAAATTCATGGAGGGTACGGGTCGTAAGGGGCTAGCCCTTGAAAAGGGGGGCACCCCCCCCTCCACAATCTTCCGCCAGCACGCGCATCCACCGATTCACCTCGCCTACTGGAGCCCAAGTTCTACATTCTTCGCGACGGATACCAGTCATCCCTCTCGATTGACCACTGTGGCATGGTCGTCATGTGTCACACATCACCGTGTCTACCCGAAGGAAACGGAGGATTCCCTCTCTAAGTCACTGCAATCACACAGCTCATGCTCTCCATACTCATACAAAATCGGGCACGCATGCCACAAAATCCACCCTCGGTTGCTGGTTTATGCACGGCGGAAGCTTGCTCCGCTTGCCGTCAACACTCTAGC